ACCCAAGATGGGTCAATCGTATTGACATTTTAGAATCACCTAACACTAAACCATATAAGTTTACAAATGCTGAGATTGTAAAAACGGAATTGAGAACTCAAGTGGATAAACCAATTACATCGTTAAATTAAAGCTTGACATCGTACAAAAAATTTCGTATATTATAGTATACGAAAAAGGGTTATTAATATATGAAAAATAAATTCTTTGATGTAGAAGAATTTGACTTTGAAGTTGAGAAACAAAGATTTATAGATAATCTTGATTTTCTTAAAACTTTAAGCGTGCAAGAATCTACGTTATATAAAAAGTGGCAAGAACTTAATAAAGACTTATACAATACTCAACAAAAATTAGGTAGGTATGAGGATTTATATGATAAGGTCTGGCGTCCCACGGATATCAATAATAAAAAATTAACAATATCAGAAATAGAAAATCTTGAACCTTATGTTCAACTAGCTATAGTTCCTGCAACATGGACATTTCTTAGAACCATGATTTCATCAATGGAGTTCTCATCTAATCCTGGCAGAAATATTAAATTCTATGTTAAAGATAAAGTTACAGAAAAATATCTTGGTGTTATATCCATTGCTTCTGATGTGACCTCTATCAAGGTTCGTGATGATTATATCAAGTGGACTAAGGATAATAAATTTGTTGACCACAAACTAAATCACACTTGTATTGGTACTTCTATTGTTCCAACACAACCTTTAGGTTTTAATTTTCTTGGTGGTAAATTAATATCAGCACTTGTTACATCCTCTACTATAAGAGATAAGTGGTATGAAAATTATGGTGATGTTTTAGTTGGTGTCACGACGACTTCTCTTTATGGTGTTCATTCACAATATAACGGCATCCCTCATTGGAAAACACTTGGTGAATCAGCAGGAAAGATTTCTATAAAACCAGATGATGAGGTTTACTTTACATGGGCTAAGTGGTTAAAAGAAAATCACTTTGATGAATATAAGAAAGCACAAGATGCGACAGGCCCAAAACAAAATACAATTAATAGAATATTCAGACACTTAGGTATCAAACCAAAAAAATATGAACATGGTTTTAAACGTGGTGTGTTCTTTGCTAATATGTATGAAAATGGTTTAGAGTATTTACGTAATGAGGTAGATGAAAAAGATTTAGTTATGAAACCAAAGTTTGTTAATGACGTTGATTATATTATGAATTGGTGGAAACCAAAAGCAATTAGACGTTACACAAAATTATATGATAATAACAATTTGAAACCTGAAACTTTATATTATTCAGATGTGATAGGTAAAAGTTGGAAAGAAACTAAACAACAATATTTAGGAGAAGTTGGACGATGAAAGAACTTACACCAAAACAAATACAGCATAATTGGGAACAACTAAGAAGTTTAATTAATAATACTTTTGAAGGTGAACGATTAGAAAAGTTAAATAAAATGTATGACCATTTTGAGGATAGGATGTGTGTAGCACCTGCTAGTGGTACGGAACATTTTCATAATGCACACGTTGGTGGTTATGTTGAACACGTTTTACACGTTGTAGATTTAGCTCTAAAGTTTACAAATGTTTGGGAAGCAGATGGTGCTACAATAGATTTTACGGTAGAGGAAATAATATTTGCAGCATTACATCACGATTTAGGTAAAGTCGGTGACTTAGAAGAAGACTATTATATACCACAAGAATCAGAGTGGCATAGAAAAAATCGTGGTGAGATTTTTACACATAATCCAAAATTAAATTATATGACGGTTACAGATAGAGCAATATTTTTACTAAATCATTTTGGATTGGACATGAGTGAGAAAGAATATATTGGTATTAGATTAACCGATGGTTTGTATGAAGAGGCTAATAAAAAATATTATATTACATATACACCTGGTAATACTTTAAAAACTAATATAGCTTATATTCTACATCAAGCTGATATGGCAGCTTCACACATAGAACATGATGAATGGAAACAAAGTCAGATTAGAGAAGAAATTAAGGTTGAGAAAAAAGTTGAAAATATTAAAAAAGCTGTGACAATGGAAGAGACATCTGACCAACTATCTCAAAAATCAAAAGATTTATTTGATGAATTATTTGGAGAAAATTAATGATACTTGAAATAACTTTAGGCATAGTATCTGTCATTTCAATTTACGTGATAATTAACTTACTTAGAAAATTAGAAAAACTAGAAACGTTTATTGAAAATACAGAAACCGAAATTGAAAACGTGCAACAAGAAATAAAAAAAATAGATGATAAGGGTTACTTTGAATCAGACGATGAAGTCGGTACTAAGTTTAAACAATTATCAGAAGTTATAAGAACAATACAAACCTTAAGAGGAGAAAATGCTAGCGATGTCACAAACGACTAAAAAAGTCAAAAAGAAAAGACGTAAGAAAAGTAAAGTATATTTTGGTACACCTGTACAAGAAGCTATTATCAGATATAATGAATCATCTAATCCAGCTGAGAAAAATAGAATTTACTCTGAAGAAATTCACGCAGCCTTTTGTAAGATGGCCGAGAATTTAATACACACGTTTAAGTTTTATTATTTTGATTACCCTTTTGAGGAAGTTAAAAATGAAGTTGTATCTTTTCTTGTAATGCAGATGCCAAAATATGAACCGAGTAAAGGTAGAGCGTTCTCATATTTTTCTGTTGTTGGTAAAAATTATCTAATTTTAAACAATAATAATAATTATAAAAAAATGAAGATACATGATGAGATAACTAAATTAGATTATAAAAGAAATGTATCTTCAGAGGAAGTAAACGAAGAGGTTAATGAATTTAATTCTGAGTTTGTTATTCAAATGTTAGAGTATTGGGATAATAATATTACTAATATATTTAACAGACAAAAAGATATTCTCGTTGCAGATTCAGTTTTAGAGTTATTTCGTCGTAGACAGAACATTGAAAACTTCAATAAAAAGGCTCTTTATATTATGATTCGTGAAATGACAGGCAGTAATACACAACACATTACAAGAGTTATTAATCAAATGAAAAAATATTATTTCAACATGATAGAAGAATTTTCTGCTTATGGTGAAGTTGATACCTCAAACACAGGAAGTATATTCTAATGGGATGGTTTTATTTACATTGTGTTTTATTTACAGTTATTATAATATCTGATGTCAGAGGCACTTTAGAACCTACAGTAAAAAAGTGGGAAAAGAAATTAGGTATACCTGTACCTGATGAAGTTGAGGGGGAAGAGGATGGCAAAAAAAACGAGAGTCTATAAATCACCAATAGGTGCTATACCTAAGATAGTAAACAATCTTCAGTTTAAAACGAGAAACCAAAAAATATTTTATGACATTATAAGTGAAGAACATACTCAGTTAGTTTTATGTCATGGAATAGCTGGTACAGGTAAAACTTACATCTCTGTCTACAAAGCACTACAAGATGTCCTACGTCGTGGAACAGGCTATGATAAGTTAATCATAATCAATCCTACGGTGGATGTTGGTAACGAGGACAAGTTAGGTTATCTACCTGGCGAGTTGGATAAAAAGATTCAACAATACAACGAATCAACTTTTACAATCTTAGACAAGATAGTTGGTAAAGATAAAGCCATGAAACTGCTAGCTGATAATAAAGTTGAGATTAGTGTCTTAAATTTTTTACGTGGAGTCAACTTAGAAAATTGTTATGTTATACTTGATGAGGCACAAAATGTTTCACCAATGCAGATTAAAACTTTAATGACAAGAATATCAGATAATTGTAAGATGATAATACAAGGTGACATGAGCCAATGTGATAAGTATAAAACCAATGGTGTAACTAATTATGAGAAGAGTGGATTCTATGACGTTTGGTTTAGATTAAAAGATGTAGAGGGTGTTAATCACATGGAATTTGATAGAGATGATTGTATAAGACATCCACTTGTAAAAAGAATATTAAAAACTTATGAGGATGAACACCTTATAGATTTAACTAAAAAATAAGGGGGCTGTAGTTCAGTTGGGAGAACGCCTCCCTTGCACGGAGGAGGTCGCTGGTTCAAGTCCAGTCAGCTCCACAAACAAAAAAGGGGAACTTTCGCTCCCCTTTTTCTATGCTCTACGAGTAGGAATTGTAGAGCTATTCCGTGTCCTACTTACGAAATAAACCCACCAACACCAACAAGGCGACAAGTCCAGCGAAACCCGACTCGCCGAACTTGTTAATGATGGATGTGAGGTTACCTATAACATTCACGCCAAAGATACCAGCACCAAAGATGACTTCAGATACTGCACCTATAGCTACAAAAGATATCAATAGATGAGCTAAGTCATCAACATACCCTTTGACTTGTGTTATGATTTCCTTCATTTGGTCTTCTCCCGTTAGTTAACAAAAAAAGGTCACCCAGTCCTAAAACCGAGTAACCTCTATAAATAACTATAATGATAACTTAATATTAATTTTGTATATATATTTATATATTATTATTTTTTACGATAGATATATTTATAATAGACAAATAACATATAGGTAAATTATGGCTATTGACTACGAAATCTTTGACGGTAAATCACTTTCCTCGTTATTCAAAGATATATACGATAATACAGAATATAACAAAAAACAATTAGACATCTTAACAAAAGAACTTGTACAATTTATAAAGGATGGTGATACTGCTGTGCAGATAGTTCCTATGATAAAAGAGTATCTTGAAATAAATGTAAAGAACGATGACCAACTTGTTAAAATGGCTGGTATCGTACAAAGATTAATTTCTGCAGAAAATAAAGCAGGTTCTGAAGAAGAGTATGGTTTAACTGAAGAAGAAAAAAATCAACTCATGTCAAATATAAAAGATACTGTTGTAGATTTACAAAGTGAATCAGATAAAATTCATAATAAAATAAATACTATGGAATCAACAGATGTCCTATCATAAACAACTTTATCCTGACAAAAGAACATCTAATAGCGGTAATCTTGCCAGATATAATGACCAATTAAATTCTTATGTTAGTGGTAGGATACAATCAGCACAGACAGAATTTTTTGAATACGAAGAATTTGAAGTAACAGAAGTCTCAGATACTATTTATGGTGGTGTATTGGGAGTATTTACTGGTGACATTAATGGTGTCAATCGTGAAATTAAAGGTGACGTAGTTTTACCGTTGTATCCAAATATAATACAAATACCTTTAGTTGGTGAAAGAATAGAGGTGGTTGAATATAGTGGACAACATTATTATAGTGGTGTAATAAATAGGACTAATAAACCAAATGAAAATGCAATTGCAAATTATTCGGAAGGCTCAAAATACGGAGATACATTTGAAAGAAAAGATGTAAAACATATTAAAATTAATGAGGGTGATATAGTTTTCAATGGTAGATTTAATAGCGGTATTGTATTAGGTTCGGATGATAACAAGGCTGTAACTAAAATAGTTGTCGGTCATAGAAATATTACTGATAATTTATACTCACAAAATATTGATTCAGATGATAGTTCTATTTACTTATTATCTGATGGAACATCCACGAGATTAGATGGTCAACGAATTGAAGGAAAAAAAGTGCTAATAAAAAGTGATGGTATATTTATTAGTAGTGGTGATGTAAGATTAGGTAGTTCAATAGAAAACGAATTAGAACCAGTTGTAAAAGGAATTGAATTAAAAAAGATAATAGATTTACTTTTGGATAGTGCAATATCCGCCAAACAATCAGAGGTTGTTACAAAGTTAGCAGCAAGTGGTGGTACACCAACACCAGAAACAATCCAACTTGGCACAGAAATTTCGGAATTACAAACAATCAAAAATTCACCCGTTACATCTTACTTTAGTGAAAAAGTTAAAACAGTTTAGGAGTTATTATGACTAAAAAAGACCTTGTTAAAATAATAAGAGAAGTAGTTAGACGTGAGGTTCAAAAAGAAGTAAAAAAGATATTTATAGAAGAACAAACAAAATCAGTTATTGAACCCAAGGTTGAAACGAAGAAAAAAAATTACACTCAAAATAAATCACTTAATGATGTTTTGAACGAAACAGTAGGTTTATCCAAAAAACAAAGTGATTCAGAAGAATATCCAACACTTGGTGGTGGTACTTTTGATTCTTCAAGAATGGCAGAATTAATGGGTTATGGAAAACCAGAAGAAGTAAAAAGAGACATGGTGGCCGTTGATACTTTCAAAAAGGCTGGTGTTTCTTCAGAACAAATGCCTGACCATATAACCAAAGCACTTACAAGAGATTATAGTGATTTGATGAAACACGATAAAATGAAAGGTAAGTAATGTCATCTACAGAAGTAGATTTAAATCCTAACAAGACTGTAGGTCTTAGTTTACCACTTAGAGGTGACAATCTAAACGATTTTTCATTGACACGTAATGCAGCACAACAATCAGCTTTTAATTTAAAAAATCTTCTTTTGACTACAGTCGGAGAAAGAATTAATCAACCAGAATTCGGTAGCCAACTTAAAGCACTTTGTTTTGAACAGATAGATGATGAATTACCGATACGTATTGAGAATGAGGTTAAACGAGCTGTGTCAAGATGGTTGAATTATCTACAAATTCAATCTGTAGAAACTTTAACAAGAGATGGTGATAAGAGTAAGATTTTTGTAAAAATAAATTATACAGTTGGTCAAGGAGCACCACTTAACACTACTATTGGGGTAGAATCAAATGGCTAGAATAAGCACGAAAAAAAATAAAGTTACGACTATAAATTATCTAAATAAAGATTTTGATGATTTTAGAAATAATTTGATAGAATATGCTAAAACATATTTTCCAAACACATACAATGATTTTAACGAATCATCACCTGGTATGATGTTTATAGAAATGGCATCTTATGTTGGTGATGTATTATCTTATTATTTAGATAGTCAATTTAGAGAGTCACTATTACCTTATGCTGAAGAAAAAAGAAATGTTTACAACATAGCACAAGCCATTGGTTACAAACCTAAAGTAACTTCACCAGCAAATATTGTTTTAGATGTGTTTCAGACTGTTCCTGCGTTGAACGGAAAACCAGATTATAGATATGCACTAACAATTAAAGCTGGAGCTAGAGTTGAATCCGAAACAAACGGAACTACATTTAGAACTACAGAAGATGTTAATTTTAAATTTGATACACCCTCAGACGGAAGAACAACCACGATATTTGAAAGTGATGGTGGTACACCAACAAAGTTTTTATTAAAGAAGAGAGTAAAGGCAGAGAGTGGTCAAATAGTAAAAGAGTTTTTTTCTTTTGATAATGCAGAAAAATATAAAGAAATTAAACTAGCAAATGCAGATGTTATAGAAATTATATCGTGTACTGATGATGATGGAAACACTTGGTATGAGGTTGACTCTTTAGCTAGGGATACTATTTTTGATGAAGTTGAAAACAATTCAACCAATGACCCAACCTCAGTAATAAGCAGAGATGTAGCACCATACATTCTCAAACTCAAAAAAACATCAAGAAGATTTACAACATTTATAAATGAGAATGACGAAACTATTTTAAGATTTGGTGCAGGTGTATCTGATAATCCTGATGAAGAGATAATACCAAATCCTGATAGTGTTGGTTCTAACTTACCAGGTAGTCCGAGTTACTTGACAAGAGCATTTGACCCAAGTAATTTTTTAAAAACAAAAACTTTTGGATTAGCACCAGCAAACACAACTTTAACAATTGAATATTCTTACGGTGGTGGAATAGATGATAATGTAAGTAGTAATGATGTGACAGTAAAAACACAAACGGCTTTTCAAATTGAAGACCAAAATTTATCATCAACACTTGTACAAAGTGCTAAGGATTCAGTATCTTTTAATAATCCAAAACCTGCAACAGGTGGAGGGGGAGGTGAATCTGTTCGTGATGTAAGAGAAAACGCATTAGCATATTATCAAGCACAACAGAGAGCAGTTACAAAAGAGGATTACATAGTTAGAGCATATTCCTTACCAGCTAAATACGGAAACATTGCAAAAGTTCACTTGGTACAAGATGACCAGTTAAATAAAACCTCAAGTGATTTAGATAGAAAAGTTACGCAAAGTGATGTTGATAATGGTGTGACCGTTAGACAACTACAGGCTAGAATACCAAACCCACTGGCGATGAATATGTATACTTTAGGTTATGATTCTGATAGCAATCTTAAACCATTATCAGAAGTCGTAAAACAAAACTTAAAAACTTATTTATCTCAATATAGATTAGTAACAGATGCAATTAATATAAAGGACGCATACATTATAGATATAGCCGTTGATTTTGCAATTTTAACAAAAGTTGGATTTAATAAAAATGATGTCTTACTAAGATGTATAGAATCAGTCAAAGATTATTTTGATGCATCAAGATGGCAAATTGGTCAACCTATTATCTTATCAGATATAGTTTATCAATTATCATTGATAGATGGCGTATCAACAGTAGTAAATCCAAATATAAATGGTGAACAGAGCAAAGACCAAATAGTAATTACAAATAAATTTAAAACCACCGAGGGATATTCTGGTAATGCTTTTGATATTAAGTCCGCCACAATTAATGGTGTCGTATACACAGCACTTGACCCAAGTATTTTTCAGGTAAAATATCCTGACACAGATATTCGTGGAACTGTAGTTGGTGACACGTTAGGTATAACGGAGTAATAAAATGCACTTTTTTATTTTTTCAGAGAAGGACGCTACAATATATCAGGCTAGTGGTTCTCAAAATACTGGCCTTGATGAAATATTAGAAGTAAGAAAAGATATTAGTCCAAGTGGTAATACGGTAAACGTATCACGTGCACTTATAGAGTTTGATTTAAAATCCGCAACAAAAATTAAAAACGATTTTCCTAATAAATCTTTTAAATATTTTTTAAATTTATTTGACGCAAAGCCATCTGCATTATCTGTATCACAAAGTTTATTTGCATATCCCATTAGTGGTTCATGGACAATGGGACAAGGACGACTTGATGATAATCCTTTAACAACTGAAGGATGTAGTTGGAACTTTAGATTTAGTAAAGATGAGGGAACACTTTGGAGACCACCTATTAGTGCTAGTGGTGGTAATTGGTTTACAGGAAGTGGATATGAAGCATCGCAATCTCTTACTCATAAGACAAAAGACATAAGAATGGATGTAACCGATATTGTAAATAAGTGGTTGGATGAGACAATACCTAACAATGGTTTTATTGTAAAACGTAGTGGTTCATTAGGTCTTATCACTACTGGTAGTCACGATGCTGAAGGCAATAATACACAATTGGGTAGTCTATCGTTTTTTAGTTCAGATACCCATACGAAATTTCCACCGACACTTGAAGTAGAATGGGATGATTCAGTTTGGAATACTGGTTCATTGTCACCACTCTCAAATACAGATATAGATGATTTGGTAATTTATATGAAAGGGTTACGACCTGAATATAAAGAAAAATCAAGAGCTAAATTTAGACTTGTTGGTAGGACAAGATTCCCAGAAAAAACATTTGATACCACACCAAGCACTTTAGCAGTAAAATATTTACCAAGTGGTAGTTCTAGTGGAGATGGAACTTTTTACTCTATAACTGATGCAGAAACAGAAGATGTAATTGTTCCATTTGGTAGTGGTTCAAAAATTAGTTGTGACTCTATAGGAAACTATTTTAATTTAGATTTAAATGGATATCAACCAGAGAGATTTTATAACCTTTTGTTCCAAGTAGTGAGTGGTAGTGGCACTAACGATGAACAAAAAATATTTATTGATGAAGGATTTACATTTAAGGTATCAATCTAATGCCATACACAAAAGAACAATTACAAAATGGTAAAAGTGTTTTTTATAATTCAATCAGAGAGGATTTAAGAAACAATTATTTAGATGTATTATCAGGTTCTGCGGAAAATGATTTTAGAGATTCTGAAAATGTTCTAATTTCTTTTGAAAGAATAGAGAACCCACTTCAAGGTATAGAAAAAGTAAATTTAGATGAACCAGTTACAGCTAAAATTTATCAAGATTACGTCAGCAAAGATGAATTAAAGTTAACTAAGTCAACACAAAATATTAATCTACCAATCTATAATCGTGGTAACATTTTAAATAATATCATAGATAGAAATATTAGTGAGTTATTGTCGTTGGACGTATCACAAGATTTACCTGAAGATGTTATTGAAGGTGATGTAGTCACCAATGATGACCCTTTTGACACAACAAGATTTCTTATTGAAGACAGGCTAAAGAGAAGATTTAGAAATTTAG